CCAACTTCGAGCATGATTGTCGAACTTGCTCTTTCCCTCCTCCCCTTTGTTGGCGTGATATATCTATATTGTCTATTATATCTCGCTCGCCGTTCTCCAGGAAGACGAGCTGCATTCATCAAAAAGATAATGCAGGCACCTATCCTGGCCGTGTTCTTCGTTATCAAACTTGTTCTCATACAAGTGCTGTCAGTCCCCAACTACACCTGTTCCTTGCTTTATTGGACCAGCGAAATTTACCTCTATGTCATAGATGGTGCATTCGCAAGATATTGTACGGACGTCCCATACACGCTCCGCGGTTGCGGACCGTGTCGCGGCAAAATGGTACCCGACACCATCCCCGGACAACTTACTATTGAATTCTATGTTCTTGCTATTCAATGGGTTTTCTGGTGGTGGATCAAACTTACAACTTACGTAGCGCTGTTTCTCGCTAGCAAAGTCATTCCGATTTGCTGTTTGTCTGTAGTTTTAGCCACTGTCAATCATTTTGTCCACGACTTTTACACCGCACTGCCATTTGCCATGGCAACACATGGCGCCGTAATCGCGGTCGCGTGCACCACCTCCCTCGCCATTCTCGGCCGGGAGCGTCAGGCGCGCCTGCACCAGTTTATTTCGTGGTTGCAGGACGACGCAGGTCGCCCACCCCTGGATTACGGACGCATCCGCTCAATGTTCCGAAAACAAGCCGTCCCCTTCGTCGCCAAGATGCCCGGACACCCCCATCCATTCGCAGCCAGCGAACGGTCCTCTGCTCGATTCATGATGGACGTGTTAGCACGCTCCTTAAACATGATCAACTGGCAATACATGCCGAGCTCAGTCGACCAGCTACGGGGTGCCATCGGATATCGCAGCACCTGGTGTGCCAAAGACTTAACCACGCGCTATCAAAACGACGCAGTCCGATCCGACTCCGTCATTTCTATGGTAGACGTGGATTATTATATTGACATGCCACGCATGCTCATCGATTTTCCGTTCAACCCCGTAAGCATCTGGACGTTCAACCCCACGCAAGCGGGGCGAAACAACGATAACGAATCAACTTGGTTTTGCACCGCGACTGTTACGTCACGAGCTATGCCGCTGGCGGCGGTACTTGGAAACACCAGGTGTGGAACTACCACACCGGTGATGGCGATCACGTCGCACATTTCCAGTGGAAGTGGTTTCTCTGCCTCCCTTTGTACCCCGTCCTCAACGTACGTTGCATCGACAGACGCAACACCAGCAGCAACCGACAGCTCGTGCTTTTCACCCCAATCCGCTCGTTCTGGGGCGTTGACGCTTTTCTCAACAGTATTGTCACTGAAGCTAAGCCCTTGCAACGCCTCAACCCACTGGTGGAAAATACGGACAGTAAAGGCCAGCGCACTTTGTGGGCGCGCATTGAATCTCTTACCAAGAATCCGACTGTATCGGTCGCGTACCTTGGACGTTATGTCAACCGCTCGCCCTTACCTGACCTTTTCGTCCCTTCCACAGAACCATACTGTTCCGCGACGGTCCCCTTGGATTGCATGGCAGCTCTTTGCCAGCTACGTTACACCACTAACACAATATCCAAAGCGAACGTCGAATCGGTGATGACCGAATACGCACGCACCTCTGATGGCAAGAAACAGAAACAATCATCTGTTGAAATTTCTATTATTGCCCATTACCTCGCCAGCTGCCCCGCAGCAGGCGGTGCGATCGTGTCCCCAGTCTTCACCTCAGTGGCGAACTATGAACACTACGGCGAAACCACCGGAGCGAAACCTTCCGTCTCAGCCTTTATGTCTCCGATTGTTAATTTGGCTGCCGCACCAGTGCGCAGCCAGAACAATGACAAGAAGTGCATCGATGCACGTGTCAATAAGGTCCGCTCCAAGCCCAAACAGATCACTCCCGCCGTCGGCAAAGCCATGGACTACCTAGCCAGTAAGATCCTTGGTGACAAGGCGGGTAAACTGCTACCCATTGATGAGGAGGAAGTGCTTGAGTACCAAGCACGCCCCACCCAGCGTTTGCGCAACTACCGCTGGGTGGCTTTTCTTGGCCACATCGTGACCCGGGTCCTTCGAGCCTTTCAGAAGTCCGAGACCTACGATGACCCAGACAAAGCATCCCGAAATATTTCGAACATGAACGACGAGGACGCGTTCGAATATTCACGTTACACCTATGCACTTGCAGCGTTATTTAAGACGCACGCGTGGTATGCATTTGGCCGTAAGCCGGCCGAAATCGCAGCGCGCGTCGCGAGTATCTGCAAGAATGCGAACGTGGGCGTTCAGTTAGCTGACGCCTCAAAGATGGATGGCACGATAAGTGCCATCATCCGGAGCTTTGAGACCCTATTGTTGCAAAAGGCTTTCAGCCCGCAGAGCGTGGAAATGGCACACCATTACCACCAACGCGGGTTCTTCAACGAGGGCGTTACCAGTTTCGGAGTTCGATACTCCCAAGGAACTGGCCGCGCTTCAGGCTCTCCTGAAACCTCGCTGTTCAACACCTTGGCCAGCATTCTACTCATCTTTCTAGCTTATGAAGAGCAGGGAATGAGCTATGAACAGGCATGGAACAAGATAGTTGACGGAGTCATTGCCGGCGGCGACGATCTAGTCGCCGCCGACTTGACCTCTGAGAACATCCTGAAAGCCGCAGACAAGATTTCGTTGGTCATGAAACCAAATTTTGTCGAACGACTCCAGTCAGGTGTGAATTTTCTTGCGCGCTACTATGGACCTAATGTCTGGTACGGAGACCCTAACTCTTGCACCGACATTCCGCGCGCTATTTCGAAAATCCATGTTACGACGTCCATCACGGTTGCCCCATTGGCCAAATTTGCGATAAAGATTATGTCACTCGCCGCGAGTGACAGAAATACGCCAGTAATACGAGAATTCGTGAACTACTG